TATTTTCATCCATGGTAGAAAAGTGTCTAATCTCAGCTGCTTTTGCAGATCTAATTTTAATTACACTATCTTTAGGATAAAATTTACCCTTTGATGGTAAAGTCTCTTGGTCTAATATGTGCCATCCTAATGCAGAATCAGATGATTGTGCTTTGTCTGGTCCAAAATCTGACATATTAACCCTTCCTAATCCACTAGAATCAACTGCAGCTTCAATACCAGCAGCATCACTATTTGTAGATTCGACATTAGCTTTATTAATATTATCTTTAGCTTCTAAAGCTTTTGCCATTTTTTGCTCTTCAGGAGTCATTTTGTTTTTGTCTTCGCTCATTTTTATTTGCTTTTTAAGTTTTTAAGATTTTGTTTAATGTAGGATCTTTGCTCTACATCTCTTCTACTAAGTTCTTCCTGTATTAAATTACGGATAAACGCACTGACGGATATTGGTCTAATTTCACGATCTAGAGCCTCATTCAAGATGACTCTATTGACTTCGCGAACTTCGTCCTCTGTCAGTAGAACCTGTAGTTTTTTTGTTAGTTTATCACTCATAATCTCTTATTATTAGGATATTATATTATGTTTTTTAAGTTTAAAAAAAGAAGGAATTCGTAGAATCCCTTCTTTTATTAGTTTCTAAATTAAATTTAATTCAATTCTTCTGAGTAAGTATCACACTTCCATGTTACTTCTAATGCTTGTGCATCAGCAGTCTCATAGTTAAGTTCTGCTACTAGGTTAACACCTGATGTAATGAAACAATCATCTAATGTGATTTTTCTGTAGATGTCACCTTCTCTGTTGAACTGAACAACAACGATTGTACCAACATAATTCTTTTTAAGACCCATTTCGCCAGTTTCCGGATTGTAAGCCGCTCTGTACCATTGTCTCATTGATTTATATAAGTACGCTTGGTTTGAATCGTTCAGGTTTAACGTAAAGTTGATTGTAATGTCAACAGCAGTTTGTCCAGGCATACCTGCGTATGATCTGTCAGCAAACTTATACTTTTGACCGATTGCATCAACAGCCGGAGCTAATGCGTCTAAACCAGAGATTGAATTAACGTGTTGTAAAAATAACTCCTGTCCTGCAACACCTGCTGGAGGTAATAATGTCACCTCAAATAGGTTAGCTTGTACTGGTTCGAAATTTCTACCCTTCTTGCTAGTTTGGTCCTCTGAATAATGTGGTAAAGCCATATCTTAATTTTCTATTTTATTTATATATCTTTGTTTTCTTATGCAAAGTTACCTGTTGCAATTTCACCTGTATTTAGTACAGTTACTCTCGATACTAGAATCTCAAGACCTTTAACTGGTTCTACGAATGTATCTAAAATACCCATGTTGTTATCAATAACATCTGTTGTGTTATTTGATGTGTCCATGATATTCTTATAGTCGTATACACCACCATCTTTTTTCACTGATTCCATGAAGTTATCAGCTAAAGTTTTGATCTCTAATCTAGTTTGAGCACTGTTGAACTCAAATAGGTAGTTTTTAAGAATTTCAGCTAAACCATCTTCAATATAGATAAGAACTTCTCTTACGTGTGCTGAAGATAAAGCTGATTGAATTCCTTGTTGTGCAGTTTTATTACCTTTGATTGTTAAACCAACGCCTCTTTCAAATACGATTGGGTTGTAACCAAATGGCTCAAGTACGTCTCTGTCATTCTTGTCGAATGCAAATTCTAGAGACTGAACACCTGTTCCACCTACAACACCTCTTCTTGGGCCTGCGATGATTGACCATGGTAATGCATCTAAATATTTATCGATATAGTTGTTAGATACGTAAGCTGCTGGTGGAATAACTTTAGTTCTACCGTTCTCAATTACATTAAGACCAGGACCGTAGTAGAATGCGTAGTTTGCACCTTCGTTGATCGATGGTAATGTGTATAATTGAGTTGGGTTATTTTCTAAGTTACCTCCAGTTGCTACGTGATTTACACTAAATCCATAAGGAGCGGTTGAATCTTTGAAAGAAGGATTAGTTGATGCTTTAAATTCTTTCACCATTGGTGCATTAAGAATTGCTGAAGCATTTTGTCTTTCCTTACATAGGAATGATAATTCTTCTTTATTTAAGATACCACCGTTTTCTAATGAACCGAATGTATCAACAACATATCTGAATGTAATGTTATCTTTATCTACTAAAGCGTTACCTAAACCAGTACCTGGCTTAATTGCTGTTAGTAATTCTGCAATAGATTTTGTAGTTTGAGTTGCTCCTTCTAATGGGAATGTCTTATAGAATCCACCTGCATCCTCGTATCTCTTAAGAGCATATTCTGGTCTTGAAGATACTGGTCTATGAGTTTCAAATCTATAGTAAGTTGAACCATTTTCAACAGATCTCTTAATTGACTTAATTCTAGATAGTTTACCATCATCACCAGGTACATACATACCTACTTTAATTGGTTGGTTACCATTAGAATCTACTGGGAAGTAAACATCACCTGTTTTAGAGAAGTTAAATCTTCCAGCTTCAGCACCACCAAAATCCCAGCCGTCACCAGCTAATGTTGGGAACATTACTGTTCTTGCATTAGGCTGTAAAGACCATGATTTGAATTGGCTAGATACTGCTCTCTGCTTAACTCCTAATGAAGTTAAGTTTGCACCAGCATAATCTGCACTAAATCCAACAGAACCTGAAGGAGATACTGTAGTAATACCTGTTCCTCCGTCTACTGTTACATCATTAATTGCAACATATTCTCCAGCGTTTTCTGATAATAAGAAGTAGTTTCCACCACTCTGTAAGTTACCATAAGCATAAGGAGCTTCAGATAAAATTAAGTTACCGTTAGCATCTACTGTAATAGTAATTCCATTTTGCCATGTTGCAGCATTTGCATCAGAGAATTTCTCGTAAGATTTAGAAATTGGTCCGTTAGCTTCGATAATAATACCTTCGTTAACATTAATTGGAGTAATTCCTGTAATTTTTACATATTCTCCATTAACTGAAGCATTTAAGTACTTTTCGTTATTAAGATCAGCTGCAAAAGTATTAGCATCTAAACCTGTTCCTGTAATAGTCATTACAGAACCATCAACAGCAACAATACCTGAAACTGTAGTAAAGTCTAATTCAACATTAGATTTCTCTTGATTAACTTTATGTGATAAAACTTCGTAATCTTGACGAATATCAAAGTTATTACCGATTAGATCGATTTGTGGAAGTGCATCTTCTTGTACAGCACAGAATAAACCTGTTCTTCTAGCCTCTAAGTTAATTAGAGTTTCAATGTACATTTGATTACCTTCAGCATCAATAAATTCAGGGATTAAAGATAATCCGTTATATTGTGCTAAAAGAGTTACTTCTCTTAAACCTGCAAACTTAGCAAATTCTGATTTGATTAAACCGTCTGCGTCAAAATAGTTTCCGTAGTTAGGGTCGTTATTTAATTCTTGTGCATCAAACTTACCTTTGAATACAAATACATCTACCATATAGTCTGAGATATATTCATCAGCGTCGATACCTTCTGGAATACCAGTTTCACCATACCATTCTCTTGCTGTTAATTCAAAACCTCTAGTATCTGCAGCTTGTCTAATGATAACTGTAATAGGATCTTGTTTGATATTAACAAATGAAATTGCGTGGTTTGTGTCTTCTGCAGATGCAACTAATAATTTTTCATCGTTAGGTACCCAGAACTTATCTGTATCAAATACATCTGTAAATTTCTTAGAAGATGCGTTTGAAGCTTGAAGTGTATTAGCTGATAAACCTTCTTGAGATGAGTTAGTTGCTGGAGAGAAAATTGATACTCTGTCAGCAGCATCATCTGAAGTTAAGTTTAATGCTAAAATCGGACCTCTAGATAGAGCCTCGATAGCTGATCTGTGGAAATACATTCCTTTCTTTTCTAATGACTTATCTACGCCACCGAAAACTTGTTTGAATTGTTCAACATCTTCTACTAGAACTGGAGTGTTGTATGGACCTTTTTTAGATCTACCTACAACTAACCTGATAGTCTCAGCAGGAATGTTCACGGTTTGTGATTTGTCAAACTCTAGACGATATACGCCTGAGCTTTTGAACTGTAGTAATTGAGGACTTAATGCCATAATTGTTCGTTATTATTTTTTATTCTTTTATTATATATCCCTGTCTTTCTGCAAATTTATTTAAGCAGGTCATAAATATCAAATTGTAAATCTCCTTGTTGGTCACTATCTTTAAATAGTATAGCTTCCATCTTATCGTGAAGATCCGGGTCAATGAAATCTAAGAGCTCCTCTACGAAATCTGCGTAATCCGTTGTATTAAAAAATTCTGTTGCAGTAATGCAAGTCATTATCACATCGTCGTTGCCCATTTGGGCTCCATAACTTCCATTTGGTAAAGTACCAAAAAGACTAGCTTCCGTCACTGTAACTTCATCTGTTAAATCTAATCTATTTATCTTATACAATTTCGCAAAGTTCTGGCAAAAGATAGCTTTATTGTCAGATTTTAGTTTAATACCTGGTTTTAATGATTTCCCATCATGTCGATGTTTAAATTTAACTACCATTTCATCATCGAAATCATTTCTTTGTGGAAATATACTTCTTAGGTATTGGAATAGTACTGTACCATAAGTATTATACTCAACAATCATCTTCACATTCTCTGAATAGAATATATCGACCGATAGAGTATATAGTACTTTTGCGAAATCTTCAATTACATGTTCATTTGATCTAAATCTACAGACTTGTGTAAATTTAAAAAAATCGTACATTGCACCAGGGTTAACCACATTCTTAATTTCTTCATAATTCATTGGATCGACCTGGAATACATTAATTACCGATGAGTCACCACCATTACCTTCTGCAATATCTACTGAGAATACCCAAAAGTTTTCTGGGTCTCTACAAGTATCAATATCAAAGTCTGGATCCCACTCTAAGAAACCTTTTGTATCAATTGAAATATAATCAAATTCATCAAAGTCATGATAAACATAGGGCTTCATTCTCTTTCTCATCTTCTTCATATCGACTGGGTCTAATAGGAGGTTAGATGAGCTGACGAACTCATTTCCATACTGTTTATTAAATGCTTCAATTGAACCTAAGTTTGCTAATTCTCTATCATACCAAGCTTCATCTCTATCTGGGTGTTGCCACCAGTCAATTCTTGTTGCTAGATATTCATTATCACCTCGATCTGCCGCAGCATAAATTTGATAGAACTTATTAAATCCGTTTGGTGTAGATGTAATTGTTATTCTTGAGACTTTCGACGAGGACAACGTAGGATATACGTTCTCGTAAAAAGAATCAGCAATCGATGGATGGACGTGGGCAAACTCATCTAGGTATAAGTTATGGATTGTAAAACCAATACCGGATTTTGCTGTGGTTGATTGTCCTATTAGTCGACAACCATTATCACATCTTACATTCATCACATCATATTTAATAATACCAGGTTTCATAAAGAACGGTAAG